GAAATCCACCAATACGTGGTGAACAAGTATTGGTGTGTACATTTGGTGGAATTAATTATTATATGGGACCTGTAAATACTGTAAATTTACCTAATTTTAATCCAGATATTCTAAAAAAGGTTGGAGCTGGAGGAGGACCTTCTTTTAGGGATAACGCGAAAAGATCTATAAGTCATTTATATGGCTTTTCTAAAAACTATTCTATGATTGGTTTCAAAAAATTAGGAAAGGCATCGATTAGGCCTCTTGACAGGGTAAAGGATGATGAACCTGGTGATATTCATGGTGATATGGTTTTGGAGGGTAGGCACGGAAATAGTATAAGAATAGGGAGTAGATATAGAAATCCATATGTGGTTTTATCAAATGGTAGACCTTCCGAAGCGACAAATGAAACATTATATGATGGTTCTCTCATTGGTATAACAAATGCTGGTACATTGGCAATGCATTATGGTGAAGAGGCTATTTATATAGAAGATAGAACAACAGTTCCATATATTTTACCATCCGATAGAATAGAAGGAAATAATAGAGTAATCGGTGCTCAGAACTCAGAAGATACAGAATCTAGGGGTTTATATGATTATGATTTTGCAAATAATCAAATAATGCAATCTTCTGACAAAATTACAATAGCATCAAATATGGATAGTATATTTTTATCATCATTTAGAGATACAGTAATAGGTACAGGAAATAATTTACAAATAACATCTAATAAAGCAACAATAATAGAATCTTCTAATATTTATTTAGGGAAACAGGCTAGTCAAAATGAAGAGCCGGAACCATTAGTTTTGGGAAATAAAATAACTGATATATTAAAAGAAATTGTCTCTATATTAGAAACAATGAAAGTTACAGGATGTGTTGCTGGTATGTCTGGTCCGCCGGCACCTGATGTGATAGCTAAAATAACAAGTTTAAAAACTACTCTTGATGCTGTAGCACATTTAAGTGAATATCATTTTATAGAAGATAACGGACAAAAAGCCGAATAGGAGGGCATATGAGTAAAAAAACAAACATAAGAACAATGATAAGAAAAATAGTTAGAGAAGAAGTTGCTATGGCAATTCAAGAAGTGATAACTGAATTGAAACAACCAACACAACAAATTTCTCAATCAAAACCACAAAAAAGGATTATTGAGAAAAAAGCATTTTCAAAAAATTCTGTATTAAATGATGTGTTAAACGAGACAGCTACATCATCACCACCAATGCCTAATGAAAGTGGTGGGTATAAAAATATAAATGATAAAGTTTATACATCAAATGATGTAGATGAACTAATGGGAAATTCAAAACCTATGAGTGATATTGAATCAAAAATATTTAATAAAGATTATTCATCAATTTTAAATAAAAGTATAGAAAAATCAAAACAAAAACAAGGTATGTAATGAGTTTAAAAAAAGACATAGAAAATGCATTCTTAAAAACTATTGGGTATGATGAAATAGAAGATTTGGATTCTAAAAAAAATATGAAGAAAAAGGCAGAAACCTTTGGTTCTGATATATCTAAATCTATTGTAGATTTTTTACAAAAACAAGAATTTACAATAACTAAAATGAAAGCTATAGTTAAATTGGATGAATTAACTACTACGGGTGGATTAAATGCGGATATAAGAACAACAGTACAATCCACAATTCAACCTGGAACAGTTTCCGTTGGAATTTCACCTGCCGTAGTTCTTACTCCTGGTCCTATACCAGTTCCATTAAATCCAGCGACTGTTAGGAAAGGTGTGGATATACCAAAGTTGAAATTAAAAAGCTCTGGAGGTCAAGGTGGTTCTATGAATGCCGTTGGTTATGCATATGTTGGCAGGAATAATCCAGTTAGTCCAAATGAATCAAATGAAGATAAGACTGTAGTACAATTAATAGATGTGAGAGATGATTAGAGATGGCTATAATAGACACATCTATAAGTGGTTCAACAATTGAAAATAGAGATCAAGATATTTTCATAGGTATAGATTTACCGTTTTATAAATCTAATGGTAGTGAAGGTTATTTTGCATCAACAAAAATTACATTACATTCAGTTAAAAATAATTTAATAAACTTGTTGAAAACTGAAAAGGGTGAGAGATATATGCAACCAAGTCTTGGATTAAATTTAAAAAGTTTATTGTTTGAACCCGTAACTGGTGATATTGAAAATACTGTGCGTGAGGATATATTATCGACATTAGCAACTTGGTTGCCATTTGTTCAAATAAGAGAATTGGATGTAGTTGTAGAAGGATCTGGAGAATTTGATAGGAACAAAATAAAAATAAATTTAACATTTGGTTTAAATCAGATACCCAATATGTTTGAGTCTGTACAAATAGAAATATAAATTGGAGAGAGTAAATGCCATATAGTGACAATACTAATGATACAAATATCAATTATTTAAACAAAGATTTTGCTGGATTAAAATCAGCATTAATTGAATATGCTAAGGCATATTATCCAAACTCATATAGAGATTTCAACGAAACATCTCCTGGTATGATGTTAATAGAAATGTCCGCTTATGTTGGTGATGTTTTGTCTTTTTATATTGACAAACAATTTAAAGAATCTATGTTACCTATGGCAAATGAAAGAAGAAACTTAATTAATTTAGCCAGAACTTTGGGTTACAAAGTAAAACCAACAACTACTTCATTTGTTAATTTACAATTTAAACAAATTATAGGATCAAATACATCCGAGACTGGTGAAATCACACCGGACTTTTCAAATGCTATGACTCTGGATGAGGGTGTACAAGTTAAGTCTAGTACAAATTCTGATATTGTTTTTGAAACTTTAGCTCCTGTAGATTTCAGAGTAAGTAGTTCTATGACTCCAGAACCTGAAGTGACTGGTACTGATGCTGATGGTTTAATTAACGAATATACCTTAACCAGAACTGTCTCTGCTATTGGCGGAAGACGTATAATGAAAAAGTTTGATGTTGGAAGCCCTTCAAAATTTTTTGAAATAAAACTTACCGATAAGGATATAGTAGAAATCATAAGTATAACAGACTCAAATAATAATAAGTGGCACGAAGTTGAATATTTAGCACAAGATAAAGTACGAGTAGATACTTTTTACTCCGGAAGTATTAGAAATACTGCATATGATTTTATGGATACTACTACAAGTAATATAGCTGTACCATTTACGATGGAATATCAAAAAGTTTCAAAAAGATTCATAACTCAAACTAATGAAGATAATTCAACATCTGTAATATTTGGAAATGGTGTATTAAAAAATGGACAAACAATAGGTGAAGAATTTTTAGATTTACAACAAGTTGGTTTAACTATACCAGGAGAACCTTCCAATTATACATTTGGACCTGATAATATAGATATAGGGTTGGGTGACAGTCAATCTACTTTGGGAGAAACACCATTTAATACTACATTGACAATAATATATCGTGTAGCTAAGGGTTTAAAAATGAATGTTACTTCTGGTGATATAACAAATATAGATGCTTCTACATTAAGTGTGGATGCAGGTTCTAATAACTTAACCTGTGTAAATCCAAATCCTGCACATGGTGCATCACATAATGAATCTATGGAAGAGATTCGTCAAAAAGCTTTAGCCTTTTTCACAACACAAAATAGATGTGTAACACAACAAGATTACGAAGCACGAATTTTAAATATGCCAGCCAAGTTTGGCCAGATAGCTAAAGTGTTTGTAAATAGGGGTGATGATTTGTCAACATTGGATACTGATGAGTCGTCCGAAACTAATAGAGTAAATATATATACTTTAACTTACAATAAAGCTAAAAGCTTAACTATAATACCAGATAAATCCGATGGTACACCACACCCACTTAAACAAAATTTAAAAAAATATATTAGTAATTATAAAATGTTAACTGATGATATATTTATATCTAATGGTTATGTAATTAACTTTGGTGTTGTTTTTGATGTAATAGCTCATAGAAATGCAAGCAAAGCAGCTGTAAAATATGATTGTATTGATGCGATAAAAAAATATTTTAATATAGATAAAATGCAATTTCATCAAGTTATTTATACAAGTGATTTAATATATGAATTGTCTTCGTTGGAAAGTGTTAGATCTGTAAATTTTGTTGAATTAACACAAAATTTTTCAACATATAACTATGTAGATGGTGATTTGGAAATTCAACCATTATATTGTAATGACAAAACATATCCAGATGATTCGGCATGTAATCCTGAAGGAGCTGGAATACAATATGGTTGGTCTTATGATTTTAAGCAATTTTATAATCCATCAGGCACAGCTTTTAAGGGTAGTGGAATAGTATTACCATCTAAAACACCGGCTGTATTTGAACTTAAAAACCCAAATAAAAATATAATAGGAGTAGTACACTAATGCATTATTTTATATACCCAACTAAAGATTCTTGGATATCAAGTGGTTCTAATAGAGTAACAGGAGTTTCCGAAAAAGATCAAAATTTTGGGCAAGATCCTATTTTAGAAATTAAAAAAGTTTTTTATAATCAATCATTTGACTATCCTACTAGAGCTTTGGTACAATTTGACCTAACAGATATTTCAAAATCAGTAGCTGATGGTAAAATTACAAATCCGAAATATTTTTTAAGATTATATGAAGCCGAAGGTAATAAAGAATTATCTACTGAATATAAATTAGCTTCATTTCCAATATCTCATTCTTGGGATGAGGGGAGTGGGAAGTTCGGTGATAATCCTAAAGTTACAAATGGAGTTAGTTGGATAAATAGAAACAATAAACCAAACACTAACGAAGTTGCATGGAATAATACAGGAGTTACTTATTATAGTAGTAGTGGAAATTGGGCAACCCAATCTTTTTCATATGAATCACCTGATATTAATATGGATGTTACAAGAATTGTAAAAAACTGGATAACAGGTTCTACTTCAAATAGTTATATACCAAATAATGGATTTCTTTTAAGGTTTAGTGGTAGTCAAGAATTAGGAAGTGGTTCTGGTGGAGTAGAGTCGGAAGAAATATATGGAAATTTAAAATTCTTTTCATCCCAAACACACACAATTTATCCACCCAAACTTGAAGTTAGGTGGGATGATTCAAGTGAAAGTACAGGTAGTAAAGATTATAGTGAATTGGATGTTACTGGGGCATCAGATAATTATTTGTATATGATAGGATTACGAGATAAATACAGAGAAACTGAAAAAGTTAAATTTAGAGTAGGTTCAAGAAAGCAATATGTACAAAAAACATTTTTAACTTCGGTTCAAACTGTTAGTGCATCTCACATACCATTATCTGCAACAGCTTCATATTCTATAATGGATGTTGCAACTGGTGAAACTATAATACCATTTTCTGATTATACAAAGTTGAGTCATGATGCAACTTCAACTTATTTTATACAATGGATGAATGGGTTTCAACCAAATAGAGTTTATAAAATAATTTATAAATTAAATTACACAGATAATCAGGAACAAATTTTTGATAATAATTTTGAATTTAAAATTACGAGGTAAGTTATATGTCTAATCCAATAACAGATAGAAATAAATTAAGAGAGTGGGTAATTGATCAAACATTATCTGCTATAATGCATAACACCAGTGGTGAATCTGATTACATTAATAAATCGAGTATAAGACCAAAAGTTATACGAGATGGTAAAGTTGTTGATAGTGGGGAAACATATTATAATTATGAAAGGCGAGTTTTATATAGTCAAGATTTCAAATCTATATTTGGTTTTGAAGGTGGTGAATTTATTGATTCTGTTATAGATAATTGTTATACATATACTGACTTGTTTTTTGAAGATGTAACCTTATCGGAGTATACAGCTGTGTATGATGACGATGAAGGAATGATTACTTTTGATAATTGTGTAGCTGGTGCTTCGGGTGATGATCCAACAGCTGGTTCCCCCTATGAACTAATTATTACTGAAGAACAAATTAATGGGTTTTTAAGTCAATTTGTTACATTTAATACCGGATCTACAGATATAGATAGTATTAGAGCCGAACAAATATTAAACACGAGAATATCGGAATTATTACCTACCGAATTAACTAGACAACAACGAATTAATAAGTTTTTTGCTGAATTTTTACAACTTATTGGTGATGTGCCTAATTTTGACTTGGATGTAGATTTTGATAATATAATGGATACATGGGATGATAGCGAAATACAACCACAACAAGATTTATATCATAGTGGAAGTTCTGTTACACAAAACCCAACTACAGGAAATATAGTTAGATTAGATAGGCATGCTAAAGATACTATAAATCAAAATAAAACTTTAGAGACTTTAAGAAATACACTTAATAAACATTTAACTGATATAGATAAAAAAATAGAACCTGATATTGTAGATGGTAGACCGGAATATCAAAATAGAGGTGATGGTTATTTAAAAATAAGAAGTCTAAACCAAAGTATATTAATACGAAATGAACAAGGTAATGATGTTGGTATAGTGGGTTCTGATGTTAATAATCCTACATTTTTAGATACAGGATTTACTATAGGTATGTGGGTTAGATTTTTAGATAGAACTGGTGGTGGAACATTATTTAATTTTGGAAACCCGGTTAGAACTACAGAGCCGAAGGGGTTTAGATTAGAAACATATACTTTATATAAAAATGATAAATTAAGACCTGATTTTGATTATACTTGGATGGAATATATAATGAGTCATACTATAGGAAGTACTTATTCACACCCACAGATACCTGAAAATATGGAATATTTTGCTGCCGATAATACTTTTTTTCAAGATAATGATTATGAAAGATTCGTTAGATTAATAGTTAGAGAGTCAAATGGACAACCTAGAGAATCTAATACCGGAGCTAGATGGGCTAAAGAGGGAGCTATATTTTCCAGACAAAATCATTCTGGAATGAATAGAATACCGAGTAATGGTTTATATCCTATAATTTGGCCGGAAACTATAGAAGAAGCTGATACACACTATCCAAATAGATTATTAAGTTATACGAGAATACCAGTTGATTTCAATGAGTGGTATTATGTAGTAGCTAGTTATGATCCTGATATAGATGAGGATGGTTCGTTTGGATATATAGATACATATGCACCCGACGGGGTACATTCATTATCATTTTTTAGTGAATTTTGGAATGGCAATGTAATGCCTGAATCTCAAGTAGCATCCGCAGAACAAATAGCTGCAAATCCTGACAACTTAACTGACGAAACTATGATAGGTAAGTATGTAACTAAATCTGGATATGGTAATAGATGTAAAGTTGAATTTATTTCAAAAAACGATTTACTAAGGGCTCGTGGGTTTAAGCCCGAGAATAACAATCAAGGAGCGGCTACGGGCGGTAATCAAGTAGTTGGAGGATAATTAGGTTATGGCTTGGTATAACACCTGTCAAGTTTTAGGTCCCTATAATACACCTATAAATAATGGAACTCTTACATTCACGCAAGAAGTGCATGGTTTTGATTATGAGTTAGATTGGGATAGTTATTTTGCTGATACTTCGGCGACTATAAATGGAACACCACATCATCTTGTAGTAACTGCGGATGGTATAAAACCCTTTACCTCTCACTCAGGTGGTATATGTGCCGGCGAGAGGGCATCTGGTTGGACATTAACTAGAGTAGACCACAGGATATCTAATAATGGTAATCCGGAAACATATTTTGGGTTTCCTTTTTTAAATCTTTATGATTTAGATGAGCCACCTCCATATGACAAAAGGCCTAATCACATTGCATGGGTACACCAAACTCATAATCAAAATAGATTTGAATATTTTGATGCTTTTAATTATTTAAATTCCGAATATAATTATATGATGGAACCTGATGGTCCGACAATGTCGGTTTCTCAATTTTTAACATCAATTGATAACCCAAATCATTATTTTCTTAATACACTAAACATGGATCACGAAATTTATTATTGGGTAAAAGTTCAATGTGAAGGGTCTCTGACCTGTCAATGGAATCTCTTAAATGTAATTGTATACGTGATTTTAGTGATCCTGAATATAATGGTGAAATACAATTTGGTACTGCAGAATGTGATGATGTAAATGAACCTGAAAGTGATCAATGCCTTTTACCAGCAATATTTCCAAATTGGCCAAATACCAATGTAATAGATGATCAATATAAGACGAGTATGGGAATGGTAGATTTTGGTGGTACACCAAATAAAATGATGTGTACAACTCTATCAACTGGTGGGATTTATAGTCATGAGTGGCTTGAACAATATAATGAAGCTAGAAATTTAGATGTACTTGATGGATATGTTCGTGACAATATAGATAAAATAGGTGCAGGCTATGGTACTGCACCAGTAATATATACCAACGAAATTCATCCAGCATTTAATTATAACTTTGGTTGTCCTGGTCAAGATCATCCAAGTTATAATTCTAACTTTTGTATTTATAATGATGATAGTTCGTATTTAACAGATAATAATGTATGTCAAACATATGATTGTGCTGGTAGTTTGATTATCGGTGATACTGGTTGTTATGTAAATGGGGGTTGTTCAATTGTTGATCAATGTGGGCAATGTATATTATCTCAATTTTCAATTGATGATATTGATAATGGAGGTCCTTACATTACTGAAAATCCTGATGTTCCACCAGAAGGTGTGTATCCAGTTTATTATGATGGTTCATTGGCGGATGGTTATGAAAGAGCGGAGAATTGTCTTAAAGATAAAAATAATGACTATTGTTTAGAAAATGTATTGGATGATTGTAATGAATGTAATGGTAATAATCAACTTGATGTTGGGTGTGGGTGTGAAAGATTAGGTCCAACTTGGTTCTTTTTAGATAGTGATATTGATTGTAACACGGATGAATATGGGTATGTACAGAATGCTGGTGGATCTTCAGATGAAGATTGTGATATTACACCTATGAGTTTAAAACTTATGTGTAGAAGTATGGGAACAATAACAATTAATACATGTGATTTTTCCGATTATTCTCCTGGAAGTGATGAATGTAGGTGGACTAAATTTAATCCTGTTAACTATGTAGATTGTAATCTTCCATCATATTTTACTATACCGGATAATTTAGATCCTAGTCTTTTTCCAGATTTTTATTTTAATGATGGTCAGATAGGAGGTTCGAATTTACATGGTAGTTGCTTTTTTGATTGGGATGAATTATATGATACAGGCACTTCTACTGCTCAATTACAGGGATGTACAGATCCAAATGCTACTAATTATAATCCAGAAGCTACATTTGGTTTTTTACCTGATGAGTGTGTATATCCAAATGAAGTTGGTGATTTAATTTTGACTTTGGATTATGGTGAATTTGGTATTCATGAACCTGGTGTGGATAGTATCGAGGTAGAGATATATTATTGGATAGATGGACAAATGCTATCAACATTAATGACTTGGAATGCATCACAATTGCGACATGTCACTTTAATACCAGAAATTCAGTTAGGTTCTTCACTTAAATATACATATAAATTAATTTCTGCTACCGGAGAAGAATTGGATGATGGTATAATTCGTGAAATATTGATACAAGATAAGATACCAACATATGCACCTGTAGATTATTTTAACAAATATACCAATCAATTTTTATCAAATAAAACAAATTTACCTATATTAAATTTTACAGACGGAAGTGTTATACTTTATAAAGATGAAATAGATGAAATGATATATTTGGATAATTCTTATATTCAAGCAAATCAAGTAATTGATAATTTAGAATTTCCTGATACTTTTAAATTTTATAAAGAAGATATTAAATTTACTACAACCAATCCTAATTTTTTTGATGTTATTGGTATGGATGAAGACAATGGGTGGTATGTTGATACACTAAGTGGTGATAAAACAAAAATAAAAGCTGCATTGGGCTTTTATATTTGGGATAATATGAATGATCATTATTCTTATGATAATAGATTTGTCGATTTAGCTGTAGAAGATTCTTATAGAGGAACTAGTATAGTTAGAAAAAGTATACCAACTCCGGATGAATTTGATCATACTTTATATTTCTTTGATGAAACCGACGGTGAATCTTATGATTTGGATGGTAATGTTCTTGATGAAACTATTCAAGCTGATATTGTACCTAACAGTAGTTTTATAGATTTGTATATTTTAGCAGAAGTGATGGGTAATCTAGATTCTATTAAAAATGCAGTAGTATATCATGATGAGAATGTATTACATGCTTTAGCTCCAACAACATTTAACAACTCCCTTGATACAGATCAATTACCGAATGTACCCTATCCATTTCCTGGTTCTTATTGTCCTATTGATTATTTAGATTTATCACATGACGGGTGGATTATTCAATATCTAATCGAGGAGTTATTTTCCGCAGAAACTCATAAAATTTATAATAAACTGATTGGTTATTTTATGAATCATAAAGATATTATTCTTGAAAGATATAATGAATTAAGGGGTGGAATTTTAAATATAGATACATTAATGAAAAGAATTGATTATTATTATGATTATTTAAAACATACAATTAAATCTGACAATAAAAGATGGAGATATTTTGATTATGAGAATTTTGAAACATATAAAGATATAATAGACAATACTAAAGATTGGTTAACAAAAAGAATTAAGTGGTTAGATGTGAATTGGCGAAATACTGGTGGTGGTTATGATATTTCATATTGTAACAATCCCTTAGCTAATAATTATCTTCCCAGCTCTAACTTTAATGATGGAACATGTAATTATTATTCTGATAATTATATAATTTTTGAAATTGACATGGTTAATATCAATCACCCACCCATTGAAAGAGTAGAATTAGAAATAATAAAAAAAACAATGTATACCGGTAATAATGTTGGATCTGAAATAGCTTCAGTAGAATTTAAAAATATTTTACAAAGATTTGAAATGACAAATATTAGGAATGATGTTTGGGAAATAAAATTACCTGTAACTGATATAACTGATGATTTTTCTGGATTTCTTCATTTTGGAGACAAAATAGAATATCATTTCATTAAACATATACCACAAGTTTATAATGTAGAAACGGGTGCTATTGAAGAGGATAAAAGTAGATT